CCTGTTACGCCTAAAGTTCCGCCAACTGTGGCTAGTCCGCCTATAGCAACATCATCTGTTACTGTTAGATCATCTTGTACTTTTAAATCTACTACGCTAAGACTAGCAAAAGCGTCAACTACTGCTGCACCACTTCCTGCTCCGTCTAACATAACAACTTTACTATCTCCTGTAGGAATAGTTATCGTTGCTCCTGAACCTTGTTTTATAATAATTGATTGTGAACCTGAAGTAGCGTTCTCAATAATGTGAACCCTTTTCATTGTATTAGGTCCAATAGTAATAGTACAAGCTGAATCTAAAGTACCTGTATATTTTATATACATAGCTCTTGCAGAATCGGTTGCTCCGTCTGCTACAGTAGAAGCATGAGTATTTGCATTAGTTGTTATAGCCTCTGTGCCATAACCTAAAGCGTTACCTATAAGTTCTAAATTTGTATTAGTATTTGTTCCCCAAGTACCACTGGAATCACCAGTAGCCATCTCGTTAAGTCTTAGGTCGTTTACATATGTACTTGCCATTTTTTTTCCTCTATAAAATTATACTTTATTATGCAACTTCACTCCAATTTGGAACTTGCGTTATTGTGATTGTTGAATAGTTTGCTGTTTGTGTAGTATTTACATTACCCCAAACATTAACTCCTGTAAATCCTGCAATTAATCCATCTAATGTAATTGATACATCAGCATTTGCTTGTACTGTTTCATTTCCTAGTGAGCTAGTAGCACCCGATAAAGTAACATTAAGAAAATTATTAGTAATTAAACTTTCATTACCTAGTGCAGATGTTGCTGCTGCTAGAGTAATAGGTACATTAGCTGCACCAGTAACTGTTTCGTCACCTACTGAAAGAGTAGATGCAACTGCTGATACTCCTGTAACTGCTGCTGCTTGAACTGCCGTGCCATTATCTAATGCACTTGTTCCTACTAAACCTGTGACTGGTACAGGTATAGGTTCACCAAAGGTTAATTGACCAAAAGTGCCTCTACCCCAACCTGATACAATAGCCATTGCTTATTAGGCTATTCTTATAATTGCATTTGAAGCATCTGCTGCTGGAAATTGAATAGTAAAATCTCCTGCTGTAGATGTTTTATCTCCACCAAAATCTAATACTGCAACTGACTTATCACTATTAGTATCGTTATATATTAAGCAACCTCTTGCTGTAATAGTACAGTTACTAAATGTTAAATCTGCAAAATCAGCTATAGCTGTAGTTCCACTAGCTACAGGCGTTACATTAGTTAATGCTGCTCCTGTTGCTGTGTAGTTGGTTCCACTAGCTTCATTAGAACTGGTATATGCAGTTGTAGTAGCACCTAAAGATGCAGAACTTGTATATAAGGCTAACTTAAAACTATTACCTCCATTGGTAAAGTTATGAGTCCCTTTCATTAATTCTACTTTAAATGATGTACACATTGCCTGTGATATTGCCATTATAATCTCCTAATAATTTCAGCCATTTCTTCATGACCTTGTTTTTTTAATAATCCAGCTAAAGTAGCTCTATCGCTTTCTATAGCTTGTTTTACATACAACAACACTACTTTATGTATATGTTCTTTGAATGCATATGCTTGTGCTTTTACCATAGGGTCAGCATTTTCACTAACATCTATAAGCCTTTCCATAATTCTTTCTGCCCAATACTCAGCAGATAATCCTGAGTTGTTAGTTGTTTTAACACTTATGTTTCCTACTTCTCCTTTATACATTACGATTTAGGAACTCTGTAAACATCATCTCTATACTGATCTCTAGTATTATCTCCTTCACCTAAAGTTTTTAATCTTGCTAAGGCTTGTTGATACTTACTATCATACAGTGCTATAAGGTCAGGTTCTCCTTTCATATAAATATATGCTTCTAATAAACAACCGTATAACAATGCGTTACTAGCATTTAAAGATAACCATGTAGTTCCTGAATCTGCACCAGCAGTAATAGATGGTGGTCTGTAAAAATAATGTAATTCAACAGAATAAGAAGAATTAGGAGTTGGTCCTACTATAAATGATGTGTCATTAAATATAGCATAATGTTTTGGTAATCCTGTAGTAGAGGCACTTGGATATGCTTCTCTAATAAAATTTACATCTTTAAACATTAAAAAATTTTGATTACCTGATTCAGTTACAGATAAAGAAAAGTTATCTAAAAAATCAGATGGAGTAGCTAGGTACTCATTACCTAAAGTTAAATTTCCAGAAGCGTTTTTTCTAAAGTTAGGCAACTTAACTGTTTTTAATATTCTTTCTTCTGCTTGTTTTATTATAGAAGGTAAGTCAGAAACAAAAACACTTTCTGTATTTTGTAAATAATTTTGTACTAAAGTCTTTAATTCACTATATGTCATATTAAGTTATGGAAACTTTAATAGTTCCAATCTCTCCTGTAATGTCTAATCCGAGTGTTACTGAGCCTACTTGTGTATTTCCACCGCCAACAGGATTAAATGAACCAAGTCTTCTTGAGTCTGCTTCTCCTGTATCTACTCTTGGGTCATACAGTGATTGTACATCTAAAGTAGTAACACTATTTATATTATATTGAGGTTGGTCTGGGTCAAAACACTCATAGCAGACTTTTAAACCTGTGTTTGTTTTATTCTGGACCTCATATTTTAATTCTTTTAACTTATATGTAAAACCACATCTATCGCATATACCTAATGCTTTACTGCCAATTGCATACATTATGAATAAGCATTAAAAGGAACAAATCTAACTGATGCTCTTTCTCTGTCAGCATCACTTGCTTCATTCCATAATTCTAAATATCTTTGTCTTATCATTGGTACTTTAGCTAAAGCTGCATCATGTTTACAAGCTATATTATAAGCTAATCCATAAGTTAAACATGGTAAATATCTTGTTGGTACAGCAGCATTATTACTTGCTAATGTACCTGCATCTTCTATTTTTTTAATATAGAAATAAACTAAAGTATATGTTTGATTAGAATCAGGAGTTGACCATAGTTTTATACTAGGATTTTCCACACCTTTATCTAAAAAAAATATAGTTGGTTTAGCTTCTGTTAGTTTATTTGCTATATGTGCATATTCACTTATTGATATTCTTCTTAATGTTTGATCTACTTGTTTTGAAGAATCCCCTGAATCAACACGAATGAAAGCTTCTATTACTTCCATAACATCACTTCCAAGAGGATATGTATTTGTTCCTGCTGTTAATGTTTGTGTTCCTGTTTCAACAGTAAATAAATTTAAACCTTTATTTTGCCATTCAAGAAATAATAAATCTAATCCTCTTTTAGCACTTTTATAGTCATAACCTGAACGCATTTCTAAGCCACATAGCTCATATGCTTCTTCAAGAATATCCGATAAATCTAAATTAAAAGATGTAGTTCCACTTGTTGACATTATTTTTTCCTAATTTTTTTAGTTCCACATGGAACTTTTTTCTTTTTTTTACCAGAAGACATAATTTGTTTTTTCATACTTGTTCTTGAAATAGCCATTATCTACACTTCCATCTTCTACGAGCTTGTCTAATTCTTGAGTTAGGGTCATTTCTAGTTTTTGCTGAACTATTTTTTAATTGTCCTTCTGACCTAGCACAATAAGACTTTCTTCTTTTTGCTGCTTTACTTCCTTTTTTAACTTTACCTGTAACTGCTGTTTTTAACTTGCTTCCGGGATTAGCTTTTCTATAAGCTTTTACACCTTTAGCTGTCATACCAGCACCACTTTTTGTAGGGCGATAATTAGCACCTTTACCTTTAGTGGTTTTTCTAATAGGTTTATCTTTTTTTCTAACCATAATCTTTATAAAATTGTTTTTCCCATATCTTATGTTTTTTCAAAGGTACTTTAAAGTATGGTATTAGTCTTGCACTCTTAACTATACACCAATTAATTAAACTCCAAAACATAGGTAATGGTCTCATATAATCTAAAAATAATACAACTCTATCATTGTCTGTCATATTGACTGCAAGATGTTCATATGTATCATCAAATACTACACATTTTCCTTCTTCCCATCTGTATTCTTTTTTATCACAAACTAAAACACAACCTTCTCCATCTTTAGGTATTATTAAACCTAAGTGTATTCTTATAACACCACACCAAGGACCTTCATGTGGCATGAGCATTTTATTTGGACCAAGAACTGAAAAGTATGCAGATACTATATTTCTATCTTTCTCTAGTATCTTCATTGTTTTAGGAAATTGTTTACAGTTTTTTTTAAATTCAACTGTAGCTGCTTTTAAGAAAAACATTTTCCATTTATCATCATTAGAAATATATATTTGATCTGGACTTATCTCATGAAATGGAGCAAATTCATTTACTCTTTTCATCATTACATCTAATTCTTTTCTAATAATAGGAAAAGCTTCTTCTAAATCTTTAGTAATTGGAAATTGTTCTTTTTTAAAATAAGAACTATTACCTACTAATGAATTTTTTCTAAAAATGGGTCGCATATATTTTTCAATAAACCACCCATTTACTTCAACCATAAGTAATAACTATACTTTTCCGCCAGTCTTTCTTCTAACTACATCGTTATAAGATGGAACTGCCATTCCCATATTCATTTTTACTTTTTTACCAGCCTTATAACCTGATGAGTTACTCATCTTTAGTTTTTTAGCTTGTTTCATCGTTTCTTTACCGGGCATAATTTATCCTTTATTAATAATGTTTAATTACTTCCATAATAATACTATAAGTATCACCACTTCCGTGTCCTACAGTGGTAAATAAAATGTCTCCATTTACACCACCACCTGCGTTGTTAGGTATTCCTGAAAAACTTGAAAAATCTAATAAATCAGATGTTCCAGATAATTCTAAAATAAATACATTTGTACTAGCGTTAAAAAACATTTGTACTTGCATCCCATCTATTGCATACCATACTTTATTTATAGTGACTCTACTGCAAGTTAATCCTGCTGCACTTGGGCTTAAAGCTGATACATCAACTTTAGCAACTGCAGACTCGCCTGAGCCATCACTAATATTTGTAAACTTCAGAACAGCCTTACGAGTGCCGTCCTGAATTGTTTGTGAAGTTACTGCATCAGCCATGTATTACTCCCTATTAAGTTATTGTAGCGATTGGAGTTGATAGAGCAGTAGTCATCCACTTAGAGTTTGTTCCATCATCTGAAACACAAGTCATAGAAACTCTAGCGTTTAAAACTGTTGCTGCTACTAATGTTAAAGTGTCTC